GGCAGACGCCAACCGGATCACGCAGTTTACCCCTTACGGCAATTTGCTGTTCGGGTATGTCGGTGACCAGGGGCAGTTTGTGCAGGGGCAAGCGCCGGAAGACAGCGATTTCCAGTCTGCAGCCTTTACGCAAGAAACGCCGTTCCAGGCACAGCTCCGCGCCGCTACAGAAGGCACTGGTTTGGGTCTTGGCAATCTGGCGTTTGAGCGAGTGACCGGCCAGACCGTTATAGGTCAAAACCCTGATGGCTCACCTATCTTTGCGGATGACCCTGATTTCCAGAACCCTTTCCGCACCTCGCCCACACTGTCTGGCATCAGCGCCGCACAGGAGATTGACCCAACCACTGGCTTGCAGGCGTTCCAGCAAAACATCAGCACTGATGCAGCCCTGCCGTCTACACTCGATACAAGCGGCCTGACAGCCCTCACAAGCGATCCAGAGGGCTTCCGCAGCAATGTTGAGCAAACGCTGTTCAACAGGCAGCTCGGTTTGCTGCAGCCAGAGTTTTCGCGGCAGCGCAACAGCCTAGAACAGAACCTGGCAGACCGTGGCATCCCGATTACGTCTGAGGCTTATGACAGCGCTATTGGGCGGCTTGAGACACAGCAGAATGAACAACTGCAGCGTCTCGCACAGCAGGCCACGCTGGCAGCGGGTCAGGAATCTGATCGCCTGGTCAACCAGGCACGCAACATCCGCGCCCAGCAGTTTGGTGAGCGGGCCGCGACTGGTGAGTTTGGCCTAGCACGTCAGGGCCAGGCGTTCAGCCAGGCGGCAGCTAACACCCAGCTCCAGAACGCTGCACGCCAGCAGCAAGTGGCTGACCAGCTCCTGAGCAATCAGATCGCTAATCAAAGCCGCAACCGGCAGATCGCTGAGCGGCAAGCGCTACGCAGCCAGGGCTTCAATGAGCTGGCAGCGTTGCTCGGTGGCCCGCAAGTGCAGCAGGCCAGCTTCTTTGCGCCTGGTTCTGTTGATGTCATGGGGGCTTATGGCGCTCAGGCTGCGGCGCAGGCTAATGCTTACAACCAGGCGATGCAGAACCGTTCTGCAAACCTTGGCGGGTTGTTCGGTCTGGCCGGCAACCTGGGTGCGGCTTACTTGCTTTCATAGAGGTACACAATGGCACTTAGACCACGCGCAATGCCCACGTTTGGCTTCCAGCGGCTGAACCCTGCTTATCAGTCAGATCCGCGCCGTATCATGGGCCAGGCACTCGCTCAGCAGGGTGCAAGCTCAGCACCTGTCAGGACGCCTCTACAGGGGCTTGGCAGGCTGTCTAGCGCACTTGTCGGGGCGTATCTGCAGCGCAACGCGCTTGAAGGTCAGGCGCAACGTGAGGCGCAGGCTACAGAGGCGCTAATGGGTGCGCTACCAGAAAACGTATCGCCGCAAATCCGCGCTATGGTTCAAGCTGCACCTGGTACTTTCGAGCCGGCAATGATGTCAGCCTTGTTGCAGCCGACCACTACGTCAAGCGTGGTAGATAAGGGCGACATGGCGTTTGTGCAAAATAAAACGACAAGCCCGCTGACTGGCGCACAAAGCACTAATATCGGCAGTCTTGTGCAGCGCAGGGCTGCGCCAGAAACATTTAGCCCATTGACTGACCAGCAAGCCAAAGAGGCCGGGCTGGACACAAGCAGAGGTCAAAAGTACCAACGATCAAATCGCAGCAACAAAATTACGCAGATCGGCGGCACGGCACCGACAACAAACATCAACGTCGATATGGCCAAAGAATCCGGCAAAGGGTTGCTGAAGAAGTTTGACACCCTTGAAGAAGCAGCGACGGCCTCGACGACAGCTTTGTCTCGTGTCGATCAAATGCTTGGGTTGCTTGATGAAATAGACACTGGTTTCGGCGCAGAAACAGCGCTGACCTTCCAGCGCATTGGTCAGTTTTTCAACCCAGACTTTGATTTGAAAGACGTTGCCGGTAAAGAGCAATTCCTTGCGGCGGCAAATGAGCTAGTGCTGCCGCGTGTCAAGCAGCTTGGTTACAACCCAACTGACGCGGACTTGCGTTTCATTAGCCAAGCCTCGCCAAGACTGTCTAATTCAACAGCCGGTAACAAGCTACTTCTGCAGGCCATCAGAATTAGTGAAGCGCGAAATGTGGCCTTGTTCCAAGAGGCCAACCGATTCATTCGCAGCAACCCACAGATCATGGAAGACCCAACTGGCCGCTTCAAACTCGGTGAGCATTTGCTTGAATTTCAGCAAACCAACCCACTTTTCACAGAATCTGCCAATGCACTCAAAGCAGAATTTGAGCGCCTGACAGGCACGCCGGCAGCATCTGTGACCGCAGATGATCCGATTGCCGATTTGGTCAACATGGGCTTGATGGAGGCACCAGGGCAATGAGCGAAAAGACAAATTTTGAAAGGTTGCAGACCTATCGGCAAGCTCTCAAAGATGCAGAGTTTGACAACCGCCTCAGCCCAGAGGGCAAAGCTACTCTGGATGCGATTGAGTCTGGCGCTGTCACTGGCCCTCGCGTGGCAAATCTGTTGCAGGGTTTGACCTTTAATACCGGCGACGAGATTTTAGGTTACCTACGGTCTGCGGTCACGCCTGGTTTGAGCTACAACAACGCAGTGATGATTGAACGTGGCCAGTTGGAGCAAAGTTCTACAGAGCGGCCAGTCGCGTCAACGATTGAACAGCTTGTTGGCACCGCTGGCAACGTGGCTTTAACACGCGGTCGAGGAGCCACACCTGGCGTAACAGGTCAAATACTGCCAGGCATGGCCTACGGTGGCGCGTTTGGTTACGGCGCTAGTGAAGGCACGCCAACAGAGCGGTTGCCTGATACAGCGGTTGGCATGGCTGCTGGCGGCGTGACTGCGCCGGCAGTTGAGCTTGCTTCTAAGCCAATAGCAAACGTAGCCGCCGCAGCCACGCGCACCCTGCGCGGCCCTAAAGCGCTGGCACGTCAGCAGGCAAGGGAGCTGCTGCAGGAAGCCCTTGAAAACGACGCGCAGTCGGTTGAGGAAGCTGTCCTTTATGTGCTGAACAAGAATACAACCGGCAAGCCGTACACTCTGGCTGACCTCGGCCCCAACAGTCAGGCTCTCCTTGATGCCGTGAATGTGCTGCCAGGGCCAGGCAAGGGGCAAGCGCAGAACTTCCTGCGGCTGCGTGACCAAGGTATCTTACAGCGCCTGTCTACCGACTTGCAGGATGCGTTTGGCAGTAGAGCCGCGTTTTTTGATGAGTTTAAGGCGCTACAAGTGGCTCGTAAGGTGACCGGCGACAAGCTGTATGCCCGCGCTTACAGGAACTCAGTAAGGATCAATCAAGATCTTGAGGGGCTGTTTAGCCGGCCTGCAGTACAGGGCGCACTGAAACGGGCTTATGACATTGCCGCTGAGGAAGGCGTCAATTTGCCCAAGTTTAACGTCGCTGCAAACGGCAAACTGATCGGCCCGAAAGGCACGGTTGTCCGCACTTTGCCGACTCGCTTCATGCACTATGTCAAGCGTGGCCTAGACGATGAGGCTTTCAATGCTGGGTCGATCTCCAGCCAGTCAGGTCGTGATTATGCTGCGGCTGCGCGTAATACTCGCCAGGCCTTCATTGAGCTGCTTGATGAAGCCAACCCCAGCTACCGGATCGCCCGAAACTATTGGTCTGGCAAATCTGCAGTTATGGATGCGATGAACACTGGGCGCACCTTCCTGCGTGCCAACCCTGATGAGCTGGCTGATTTGGTAAACAATATGTCTGGCTCTGAGCTTGAAGGTTTCCGGCTTGGCGCGATGCAAGGCATCATCAACGAAATTGACAGTGGCGCTGAGCGGACAGCAGCCAACAGGCTTGTCCGCAGTCCCATGCGCCAACGGCTGCTGCGCCTTACATTCCCGCAGACAGAAGAAGGCAAGGTGGCTGCTGATAAATTCCTAAGCCGCTTGAACGATGAAATCATCATGCGTGACACCTCGCGTGCGGTGCTTGGTGGAAGTCAAACGGCGTTGCGTGGTGAGTTTACTGGTCGCATCAAAGAAGGCGCTGCGCGTGATCCTGTGACTGGCCTGACCGACTTGGTGCGTCGATCAATTAGCGCTGACTTCAAAACACTGGAGCAAGACCAAGTGACAGAGGTCGCTAGTGAGCTGTCCAAAATGCTGACTGAAACAGATGGTGCGAATCTGCAAGCGATCAGCCGTGATCTGCGTGGCACTGGCATCAAGGCAGTGCTTCGCAAGCACGCGCCCAGCCTGCTGCCGCGCCTGACACGCATCATCATCAACCCTCAAACAGCAGCCGGTGGTGCTGGCACAGCGGCATCCAACATGGGCGCTGGCGATGTGGCGCTTCAACTGTTGGGCAGAAACGTTCCTTAGTGGCCCAGAAAAAGCTGCAGAGGTCGAGCGAGTTTGATCGCTATGACCTCGACAATGATGGCGTAGTCACAGACGCAGAAATAGAACGCGCCCGCGAGATACGCGAGACAGAAGACAAAAGCCGCAAGCACCTGGCGCAGCTCAGGCTGGCACGGTTCGCTCTGATGGGTATGGGCGTCTACACGATCTTGCTGTTCATGCCCTTCATACCTGACACCCGCATCAAGTTACTCAGTGAGGTCAGCCCGCTGCTTTACATCTCGTTGAGCGGCGTTGTGGGCGCTTACATGGGCTTCACGCAACTGGGAGACAAAAAGTAATGCTTGGAGTATTGGCATCCATTCTTGGCAATGGCGATGTAATCAAGAAGGGCATGGATCTCATTGATGATGTCCACAGCTCCGATGAAGAAATGGAGCGTGTAAAGGCGCAAGCCAAGATCGACACAATGAAGGCGTTTGCCCCATTCAAAGTGGCCCAGCGCTATCTGGCCCTGATGTTCACTGCCACCTTTTTGGCGTCTTTCGCGCTGGTGCTGGTGATGACGTTACTGGGCAAAACCAACATCCCTGACATCAAGCAAGTCATAGATGACTTCTATCTCGGTGAAGCAATGCTGACCATCCTAGCCTTTTACTTTGGCGGCGGGATGCTTGAGGGCGTTGTTGGCAAGGTGAAGGCAAAGAAATGAACAAGGACAAGCTGCGCGAGGAGCTGGCTGAGGACGAGGGCTGCAAGTTTGAAATCTACCTCGATCACCTCGGCCTGCCGACATTTGGTATACGCCACCTGGTCAAAGAAGATGACCCAGAACACGGCCAGCCAGTAGGCACGCCGGTTGATGAGGAGCGGGTGCGCCAGGTGTTCACCTTGGACATAGCTGTGACGATTGAAGACTGCCGCAGCCTCTACGATGATTTCGATGAACTGCCAGAAGAAGCCCAGCTCATCATTGCAAATATGATGTTCAATATGGGCCGTCCGCGTCTGAGCAAATTCGTCGGTATGAAGCGTGAGGTCGATGCCCGCCGGTTCGACGCCGCTGCGGATGAGATGGTCGATTCCCGCTGGCACGACCAGGTGCCAAATCGCGCCAAGCGTTTGGTCAAGCGCATGAGGGATCTTGCCAATGCCTAAGTCACCAGCCTGGACACGCAAGGCTGGCAAGTCGCCGTCTGGTGGTCTGAACCGCAAGGGCCGTGCATCGGCCAAGCGTGCCGGCATGAACCTGAAAGCGCCTGTATCTAAAAAGCAGGCCAAGAAGTCGCCCAAGGCGGCAGCACGGCGCAAGTCCTTCTGTGCGCGGATGAGTGGCATGAAGAAGAAGCTCACCAGCAAGAAGACGGCGCGTGATCCGAATAGTCGTATCAACAAGGCACTGCGTAAGTGGGACTGCTAGAGGCCGTTGCGGCTGAGGTGCGCCTGTGGGTGCATGAGGTTTTGTCGGTGCCTGATGGCTACTTCGCTGGCATGGCACCTTGTCCTTACGCCAGATCTGCTGTGCTGAAGAACCTGGTTGCGGTTGAAGTTGTGGACAGCCATGAGAGAGCGGCTGAACACAAGTTGAAGTTTGATCCCGCATCTGAGGCGGTGATCGTGATCTGCTTCATGGATGTTCACAAAGTTACACCGGAAGGCTTGCAGGACTACCTCAACGAACAGAACAAACAGCATCATGGCGTGTGGATGATGGGCTTTCATCCACTTGGCGATGACCACCCGATAGAGACTGAAATCGAAAGCTCTGTGGGTGACTACGGCGTGATCTTGGTTCAATCCCTCGATCACTTAACCCAGGCGTCTGACCAGCTCAGCAAGACTGAGTATTACACCAACTTTTCTGACGCCGATCTCTCCTACATCTCAGCAAGGAAGGAACAAGCCAATGATGGGTATGCGTAAGACTATGAAGAAGAAGGCCATGCCGAAAAAGGCCAGCGCCAAGAAGGCAAGCCGTCGCACAGCCGCCCGCCGTGGCGGCCGTATGGGTGGCCGTAGCCTGCGCCGCGTCTGAGGTCTGTTGTGCCTCCCAAGAAAAAATCAGGTGGCCCCAAGCCAACCAACCCCAAGCTATACGCCACTGTGAAAGCTGCGGCCAAGCGCAAGTTCGATGTTTATCCATCGGCCTATGCCAATGCCTGGCTGGTGCGTGAATACAAAAAGCGTGGCGGCAAGTATCGAGGCAAAAAGCCATGAGCCTGAAGAAGTGGTTCAAGCAGGACTGGGTAGACATTAGCGCCCCAAAAAAGGGCGGCGGCTTCCAGAAGTGCGGCAGATCATCAGCCTCTAAAAGCAAACGAGGCTATCCCAAATGTGTGCCGGCAGCGAAAGCTGCCCGCATGACCAAGGCTGAAAGAGATTCAGCCGTTCGCCGCAAGCGATCACGCCGCCAGGGCGTGGGCGGCAAACCCACCAACGTCGCTACCTTTGCTCGATGACCGTACCCGACCGTACCTTTTTCTGGCGTATGCTGGCTCACTGTGTTAACCGTCTTTTTGCAGAAAATGACGGTTTTCAACGGTTTCTGACGGATCAGATACGCAAAAAAGCGGCTTCGGGAGCAGGGGGTCGGAGGTTCGAATCCTCTCGCTCCGACCAGCACCATCCATCAGTAATCATTGAATAAATAGCCGTCAGGGTCTTCACCTTGACGGCTCTTTTTTTGGTGACCGTACCGAAAACCGTACCTTTTTTGTGTTTAATGCTTGTCGTTGAACGATAAGCACCTTATATTGAGAGGGTAAGAGAAACACAGGGAGACACAAAATGATCCGCCATTTCACTAGCCACGGTTTCAGCAAAACTTTCTTGGCCGCGAAGGAGCAAGACGCTGAAACCTTCACTATCGAAATTCAAACCGATCCGGTCGAAAACATCTGGGAAACCTACAAGGCGCGTGTAGTTCGCGGCTGGTACAAAAACGGCCAAGACCATTGGGACGTTTGGACGAGCGTAGACAAGGCCAACGGTGACACTCACTGGCGTTACCTTAGCGAGCGCCGTAACCGTCGCCGGATGATGATGGTCATCAACTGCGTCAGGCGCGAACTGAAAAGGGCGGCGGCCTAACGGCCCCGCTCACTAGGGAGATTTGGAGATGACTGCAATGACTTTTTTTCGTTTCGCATCGGACACCCCTTACACCGGCAGCGCTTATTGGGACGGCGACAAGCGCTACGGTCGCGAGGAATGTTTTAAGTGCAATGGCACCGGTTACCTTGAGTATTTCGCACACAACGAAAGCGGTCGCTGCTTTCAGTGTCAGGGCGACAAGGTTCTTTCGTTCCGCCTTTACAACGAAAAGCAGGCCGCTGCACAGCGCCGCCAGTATCACAACAAACTGAAAGTGAGCGCCGCGCGTGCGCTGGTCAACAGCGAGATCGCCGCGCTGCACGACATGAAGCACTCTGTCCGTCACGGCTTGCGCCAAATCGAGCGCCTGCGTGCAGACGCTGCTAGTGACTATGTTGGGGCAATCGGTGACCGCATCGAGTTTGACGCCACGCTTGTCTTTGTCATGGGTTTTGATGGCTTTTACGGCACGACATGGATCAATGTCATGCGTGATGGCGACAACAATGTGATTGCGTACAAAGGCTCATCTTGCCTTGGCAAGCGAGGCGATGTGTTCAAAATCAAAGGCACTGTTAAAGAACACGCTCTTTACAAGGGTGCCAAGCAAACTGTCATCAACAGACCAAAGGTGGTGGCCTAACGGCCCCGCCGAAAAGGGAGGTTTTCATGGCTAAAACAAAATGGCTTTTGCCGGTTCGCCAACGCAAGGATGCAGGCACCTGGTTCATCGACGCACGCAAGATCGGCCTGTCTCAAAAGTATGTGCCAGAGGGGATGCAGTTCTGGACAGAGGATGAGGCTGGCCAGGCTGCGAATCATCTGTGGTCAGATCACAATCGCGGGCTGGTCGTCAAAGCTGATCCGGTCACCATAGGCCAAGAAGCTGCCGATGACTTCCTCGCGTTTGTCAAAGGCCGGGCTGAGGTGGGCGAGATCCAATCGACCACCTTTGGCGAAACAGAACGCAACCTTGCCTTTGGCCTGGCGATCAAGATCGACAACAAGCCCATTGCCAAGCACGACCTTGGCAAGCTCATCACACGCGAGACGTTTGAGCGTGTCCGGTTGGCGATCCTGAAGGCTGTGCGTGATGAGGGCAAAAGCGCATCCACACAGCAGCACCGCGTAAAGGCTCTCAAGCACTTCTTCAACTATTGCTGGGGCAAGGGCTGGATCACGCGCAACCCAATGGACAAGATTCGCCTGACACGATTCGGCGAATCTGCTGATCGCGCTCCGCGCATCCAGGCAGAAACCATTCAGCGCCTTGTGCGTGACGGTCTGGTCGGTGAGACGCTGGTCAGCCGTGCAATGGTTGCGGTCGCACTGGCAACTGGGATGCGCCAGGGTGAGCTGCGCGGCCTGCAGTGGCAGGACATCGACTTTGATGCTGAGGAAGTTCGCATTGATCGCGCTGTGAAGAAGGACGGCAAGATCGGCCCACCAAAGACCAAGGCTGGCTACCGCACCATCGACATCGAGCCCAATGCCCTGCAGCTTGTGCGTGAGTGGAAAATGCAGTCGCCGCACAGTCTGCCGACAGACTTTGTGTTTGCCACCGCTGCCGGCCTGCCCAAAGCCTACAAAACGCTCCGCGCACTGATGGATCGCATCTGCAAGCGTGCCGGCGTCCAGCGGACTCTGTGGGGCGATATGCGCCACTTCTTTGCCTCGACGCAGCTCAGCAAGCTGGGTGAAGACTGGCCTGAAGTGTCTAGGCAGATGGGGCATGAGGATGAGGCGTTTACAATGCGCCAGTATGGCCACTATGTGAAGAACGCTGAGAAGAAGGCCAAGGTGAAGAACAACATGGCCGAGGCAATTTGGGGCAAATAAGAAGGGGCGCTACCGCGCCCCAACTACCAAATTCAACAAACGCTGCCAGATCGTTGGCGGCGTTTTCTTTTTGCGCCAGTAGGCCTTGATGGCCTCACTCTGACGCGCACGCTGTTCTGGCGTCCACTTCCTGCCCATGATGTCCTCCTGCTAGTCGATTGATTTCTGCACGCGGGATGTAGAACTTTGCGCCATCCTGCACTGCTTGGATGATGCCTTGCTCGATCCAGCGCTTCACTCTGCGCCGCTCATTGTCGTTGTATTGACCAAGGAGCAACACGCACGCCTCAGATAACGGCAACAGCGCTTGCCTAGCCATTCTTGGCCTGCTGATAGCTGAAGCCACCTTGCGGGGCTGGTTGCTGGGGTGCAAAGCCGCCCTGGGCTGGCTGTTGCGGCGCTGGCTGCTGAGGGGCAAAGCCCTGCGGTGCAGGCTGCTGTGGCGCGAAACCTGGCTGCGCTTGCTGTTCCTGAGCCGGCTGCTGGCTCTGATATGGATCAAGCACGTCATTGAACATCTTGGCCTTGGTCACGTCCTCATAGCGGTCGTTGACCTTCTTCTGCATCGAGAAGCCTGGGCGCTGGTTAGTTGCGTGATAGTGCGCCATCACGGCTTCCAGCAGCGCTGGATCTGTGATGTTCAGCCAGCAACTCATGCTGACGCGATCAGATACACTGAACCCGCTCACAAGCTGCAGCTTGCCATTCTTGAAGTCAGGTGCCGCCATTTTTGATCTCCTCTTGTCTCTCTAGCCACACATTGTAAAGACGCTGAAATGCGTCAGGATCTTCATTTTGCAGTCGGGTGATTTCAACTGCGTTGTCCTGATTCCACTGGTTCAAAGCCACCAAGGTGTTTTTGCTTTTGATATCAGCCTCAAGATTTTCGATGATGGTCGTGTCTTTCCGCTTCGCAGCGGTCAGTTCATTGGCGCTTGCAATCTGCCCACCATGTAGCCCAAGGCAAGCCAAAGCACGGCCCCAGGCGCTTGTCTCGCAGTTCTCAATGGCGCTGGTGCGGTTTACGTTGCTGCTGCCGCGTATTTCCTCGGCATACCCGGTGGCGACCACAGTGCCATCCTCGCGCCGAATATAAGCCTTCACGACGACGCGCTGGCCATCGTCCAGCACCAGATCGCTTTCCAAGCTGTACGACTTGAAGTGCTGCCGAAAGACCTCAACGCGGGTGCTAACCTCGGTGTATTTCTTGCCTTTGAGCTGCAGCCCCTGAGCGTTGGCCTGGTTGACGGCCTTCATAGCCTCGATGATGTCATTGCTCATTGAGCGTCTCCAAAAACTCACGACCGGCTGCTGTGATCTGCCAGACGACTTCTTTACGGCCACGGTCGTTCTTTTCACGGCGCTGGCTGTCTTCTACCAGCTTCATGCGGTCAAGCTCTGTCAGGCGAGGTTTGACGCTGTAGATCCAAGCGCCCATTTTCTCGGCCACTTGACTGCCGGTCAGCCCTGCCGGCGCGTCTCTGAGGGCTGTGAGAGCCTTCAGCCGCAGGCCGGTGACTTTCGGGGCCACAAACTCAGCAGCCTCGATCTCAGTGTCTCTCGCATCCTTATGGACGTTGGGGCCAGCGCGACCAGGCCATTCAAGCAAATCCTGCTGCACCATCTCAGCCCCCCAACAACGAAAGAAGAACGACAAAGCACCACAAAGCGAACACGCCAAACACGCAGCCAAACACAACGCCCAGCACTCTCAACGCTTCACGCAGACGGCTATAAGGACGCAAAGGACGGCCAGCTTCATCAACGTGAAGCCATATAAGGTTTCTGTTCATCGGAACCCCCATGCTGTTTTTGCTTGTTTGAGAACTTCAGGACGGACATCCCAAGCCCAGAAGTGGCCGAAATCTGGCTCGACCAGCGTCAGCAGCTCCTCAACGGAATCTGCTTTTTTAAGAAGGTTTTCACGCACCTGGCATTTCGCGGTGATCTGGTTCAGCGCGGCCTGCATACCCTCGGTGGTGAGGCGGTCGCAGTTGGCGGCGCTAAAGACGCGGTGGCCGGTGGCATTGGCGTAGACGATAAGCTGCGGCTTGCCGGTGGCAGACCAGTAGCCGGCGACCTGGCAGACGTGCGACCAGTCTGGCTGTTGTGGGAGGCTTGCGGCAGACTTGCCTGACTTGGCTTTTGCACTGAAGCGTGACCACTTGGTCTTCAGCTCGACCTGGCCGCTGAAGTCTGGGAACCCGCTGTAGGGCAGCTCTAGGCCAGGCAAGCGTGTTAGCACTTCGCTCTCGCCGGTGATACGGTTCAGCCCCAGCTCACGATGCGCCGCCATCACGCCTTCAACGGCGTGCTGTGCTACATCAGTTAGCTCATCACGGTTGATTGCCGCCTTGTCAGCATCTTTACCGTGATCCCAGTCACGCGGCTGATACTCATCCATTGCGGCCATGCCGTGACGCAACGCTTCCTCAAATGTCATGTCATCGACAAGATGCTTGTTGGCAATGTCTTGCACGACACGGCCCGCCATCATGTTGGCGTTGTCGTCTTTGAAGATCTTGATGATCTGCCTAGCGTATTCTTTGTCGCCTACAAGTTCGTCTTTCAGGATCTGCCAGCAACGGTTGAGAAGCGGGCGCACGACGCATTTGTCGTAAAAAGTCTTACAGACAGGGCGGGATTCCGGGTTGGAATGATGAAAATAATGTTTTTCAGTGGCCCAAGTGGGCGCAAATGGGAAAGACATAGAAAAACCCCAAGACAATTACCTTGTCTTGAGGTTTATCATGCCTTGTCGTATTTCGACAAGCTATTTTATTTTAATCATCAAGAACGATATCAAGCCCTCTAAGATCAGGCCTGAAAATGGCGCCCACACAGGCTGCTGCCCATATAAGCTTTTGACCTTTGAGCGTCATATCGGTCTCGTTGTTGTGGATTGTGTAAAGTCCGCCTGGCTCGGGATAAAGTATCCCGCAAACCAGTTGTCTGATTATTCCGGCTGCTTTTACAGGCTCTGCCAACAGACAGTAACTCATGTTTTGCGTTGCGGCTGGCGACACAAATTTCTTTTCGATTGGCTCACGCTCGATGAACTCGACTGCTGATCTCCAGTGTTCCCAGACACCAGAATAATCGTCTGCTGCTGACCAAATAATCGCACCATTGGTCTCGCGCATAAAACTGGTTAAATATACTTTCCCCATCGTTTTGCTGGTGGATATCTTGGTTTCAATTATTGGATTTTGATCATCCCCGATGCCGAGCAGGTGACTGTAGCCGATGATTGGCGTAGGCGGCGTAGCAAACATTACGTCTTGCGCGGCGCAGCCTAAAATTTTGGCGTATTGTTCCGCATCCTGCAGGGTGATGTTCGTGTGGCCATTAACCTGGCGCGACAAATTTTCAGGCGTGATGCCCTTCAAGGCAGCAACCTCGCGTTTTGTCATATTCGCCTGACGTATCATTTGATTTAAGTTATTTGCCATCAATTGCATTGTACTAACCCTGTCGCTGAATGATAAGCTAATTCATCAATAAGCTACCTTGTCACTGAACGTCAAGCACGTTATTGTCCTGTGCATGACTTTAGATGAATGGCGAAATGAACAGGGTTGGTCGAAATCGCTGCTGGCGCGTCAGCTTGGTGTGCCACAGACCATCACTGTCACGCGCTGGTGCCACCCCCTCGATGATCCGAGGCGGTCTGTGCCAAACCCTGATTATATGCAGCGCATCATCAACCTGACTGGCGGGAAGGTCACACCTAACGACTTCTTCCCGATGCAGGCCGATGGGTAAGGCGTCACGCGACAAAGGCTACAGGGCCGAGAACAGCATCCGCAAGAAGCTGGAAGCCAACGGCCTGGACTGCTACCGCGTCCCGCTGTCAGGCGGTGCCGCCCTCAAGAACGACCTGGTGATCCGTAAGGGTGACCCGCTGCCAGTTGACCAGTGGGAGCTAGAGGTCAAATGCCGCGCCAACGGCTTCAAGCAAATCTATGACTGGATGGAAGGCGCTGATGCGCTGGTGCTGAAGGCTGACCGCAAGCCTGAGCTGGTGGTGCTTGACCTGGATGACTTCTGCCTGCTGCTGCGGGGCCAGGATGGCTAGGGGCTTCAGCACCATGCTGGCGCGGAAGATCCGCATCTCAACGGTGCCAGG